GCAGAGCACATCTTATATTGTAGGTTATCCTTGAGAAACTCATTGAAGTCTAACCATCCACCATCGGGTGTATGTCTCTTTATCTTTCCAAGCACAGACTTACCCAAACCCTTGATACCCAAGAGGCCTACAAAGTATTGGTCGTTGGTGACCCTAAACTCCAAAGAGAAGTCGTTGATACTACCAAGTGTAACTTCGGGGTCATCCAATAGAGACCGAGCGGTGCTAAGACAAAGGGCGATTTCATCATGGTCATCAGCATGATGGTTTGACATAACCTCAACAAACTCTGCTGGGTGCTTGGCTTTGAAATAACTAGTCCAGTAAGCAAGGATACTATAACTAATCGCGTGAGACTTGTTGAATAGATAACCAGCATTATCAACCAACTTACCAGCAACTTGTTTGGTTTCTTCCATAGACAAGACTAGTTTTTCGGGGTGGTCGTATAGATGCTCTTGTAGATAGGCATTACACTTCTCATGGTCTAATGACTCACCAATCTTACGAAGAATATCACCTTCACCAAAACTCAAACCAAGACGATTAAACATCTGAATGAATTGCTCTTGGTAAATCATAATACCTTGAGTAGGCAGAAGTATGTCATCAAACATTGGGTGATGGTCATTGGTAATTTCTTCTTCACCATTCTTACGAGCAATGTAAGAATCCAAAGCACCCATCTGTATAACGCCTGGCCGATAGATAGCATTGACCGCAGCAATGTCTTCAATGTTTTTGGGATTACATTGGGCCAACACTCTTGAAATGTTAGACCCCGCAAACTGAAAGACACCGTATGTATTCCCCTCACACAAGAGCTGATAGGCTTTATCATAATACACCTGCTCATCCTCACTCAACAACTCACGGTCAACAGGCATGGTATACAGGTCTTCTACGGTCATTCCTACCTTATCCATTACATCCTTGATGATAGAAAGAGTAGAGATACCCAACATATCAATCTTGAGAAACTTCATCTTAGCCAACTCGTCTATCTGCCACTCAGTGACCAGTATGTCATCCTTGGTCTTACGCAAAGGCATCATGTCGTATAATGGACTAGATGAAATGATTACACCACCAGCAGCAATAGTTTGATTACGAGCATTACCATTGAGTGTGTCAATAATCTCAACAAACTCTTCACTTTCTTCTTTAGGCATAGTCCCAATGAAGTTACGGACTTCTGGCTTGTCTTTAGCAATGTCAGCAAAAGTAGCCATAGATTTGTTTAGAGAAATGTGACCAGAGATGGTTTTGGCAATCTTGTTAGATTCGGCAAATGGTAGTTGTTTGTCCTTAGCCAAATCACGAAACAAAGTGTTGACAGAGTAACGTGCATAAGCAGCAACCGAAGCAATGTTGGCAGCACCCCACTTGGTAGCAATGTATTCCTTGACTCTTTCTCTATCCTTATCAGCAAAGTCATTGTCAATGTCTGGCTCTTTGATACGAGTAGGATTCATAAACCTCTCAAAGAATAGATTATACTTGATTGGATTGAGATGCGTAATACCCAACAACCAACACAACAAAGCGCCACTAGCACTTCCACGGCCAGGCGACATAAGAATAGAGTTGTCGTATGCCCACTTACAGAAGTCTTGTGTAATAAGAAAGTAATCAATGTATCCTTTGTCGGCAACCAACTCCAACTCTTTCTTGAGAGCATCAGCATACATTGGTATATCATCAACGGGTATCTGACCAGCATCAACCTTCTCTTGCATACCCTTCTTCAGCTGACTAACAATGTATTCTCTGTTATCTTTGAAACCTTCGGGTGTGACAAACTGTGGCTCTTTCAATGTCTCGGTATCAAGTTTGGCATGACAACGTGAAGCAATGAGTTTGGTTGACTCAATAGCTTCTTCAAGGTATTCATCAGCAATAAGGTCACCATAACCATTACTATACCACAACTCTCTCATCTCATCTTCACTAGCCAAGTAAAGAGAGTGGACACCAGCTTCATCAAACTTGCCGTCTGTATTCATCCTCCAGAGGAAGTCGTGTGTCTTGTCGTGTTGTTTCAACACAACGTGTGTATCATTAGCTAAAACACAACGGACACCTTCATACTTCTTACGAAACAACTCAATCAGAGCGACATTGTAATCCTTCTGTATGTCAAGGTCATGTGGGTGTAGCTCAATAAAATAGTTGTCTTTACCAAAGATACTCAACATCCTATCAAAGAAGGCAGTCATCTTGTCGGTCTGTTTAGCTTGGAGATAACGCGCCATGTTACTAATCACACAGGTAGTAGTAGCAATGATACCCTCAGAGTATTTCTCCAATAAATTCAAGTCAATACGTGGCTTACCATAATAACCTTCTGTGTTAGCAAGATAGTTTAGGCGAAACAGATTTCTAAGACCTGTATCATTCTCAGCTAGTAGCAACAAGTGTGGAGCACGTAGTCGGAGTTTATTCTTCTCCCTTACCTCTGTAGCGGTAAGACCTTTTTTCTCATCATCAGTGAGACCTCTTTGGTGCATATCCTCAACACAATACATCTCATTACCAAGTATAGGTTTGACCCCTACCTTGGTCATCTCATCATAAAACTCATACACTCCACCCATCGTGCCGTGGTCGGTTATGCAGCAAGCCTTCATACCTAACTCTACACACCGAGCAGCGTAATCTCGGGCTTTTCCAACTCCATCAAGCATTGAGTAGCAAGTATGCAGATGAATATGTGTGAAAGTATCTATCTGACGTTTATGTAATGGTATTTCTTCTTTGTTTTCCAAGTAAGTTTGCCTTTCTAAAAAGTTATGATACTAATATAAGGAAAAATACAAGGCTTGTCAAGCACTTTATTCATCATCCCAACTACTCCAGTTTGATTTATCATCACCTTCATCTTCATCATCCTCATCTTCATCATATACATCTTCTGCAAAAAACTCTTCTTCACTATTTGTTTCTTTTTCCTCAACCATCATAGCTATTCCTATAATGATAAAGCTGTTTCCAATAATAAAAAGAGAAATCCACAATAACAATGAGTCCATTAGCTAACATTATACCACTTTGGTTTAGTGGCTTCATCCTTCCATACAGCAATGTTTTTCTTTTCTATCTGATAATACTTTCTATAAGCAGCAATACTATCACCTTCTACCTTACAATGTGGAGGCATACATTGTGGTGGTTGAGTGAAGTTACCGTACGGTAAGTTTTTTGGTAGGTGACTAAGGGCGTGTGCAAACTTAGTATCACAGAGATGTCTTCTGTTGTATCGGGAATAGTATTCTTCACATAGGCCTATGAAGTGTCTATACAACCAAGAATAATTTTCTGTTGTTTGTCTGGTCCAAATAGTAGATGGGTGATTCTTATGAGCCACCTTATAAATAGGTTGGCCCGCTACTACTTCAGTATTATCAAGAACCCTATGAGCAGTGCATAACATCTGAGCACTTTCAAGGGGCATCTTGACAACGTGTTTATCTAATAAGTTAGAGGCGGCTACGGTAGGGTCTGAGTCTACGTAAAAGATATTCATGTTTTCTCCTTATAGTTTTCTAAAAAGTTGTAATACTAATATAAGGAACTATTCAAGGTTTGTCAAGCATATTGTTGTGGTAATAAACTATACCACTTCAGAAAGCTTGGATTTGGTTATTTCTATATATTTTTCATCTATTTCAAAACCTAACCACTGTCTATCTAAAGTATTAGCGACAACAGCGGTCATTCCACTCCCCATAAAAGGATCTAAAACTATATCATTTTCTTGAGTAGAAAGTAACACACAGTTTTTTACCAACTGTTCTGGAAATGGAGCGGGGTGGTCTGCCTGTTTCTTTGGTGTTATCTCCCACACCTCACCTTTATACTCTTTTTCTATTTGGTTACGATAGACTTTAGGTTTTTCTTTACATAACCAATAAATGTGTTCGGTACATGGCACTAATATGTCGGCTCTGATATTTGGTGAACTGCGTCTATTCCATATAATCAACTGATATAAACTTACATCAGATTGGGATATAAATTCTGTAGGTAAAAAACTTCTATTTTTATGTCTACGGGGTTTGTGGTTAAAGAATATGCTACCATCTGGCTTAATAACTCTATTCATTTCATTTAAAACCGATATCATCCATTGTTGATAATCGACTTCAGGCATATCATCACCATAGGAATTATAATCAATTTCAAACTTATTCCAAATGTGATTACCTTTTTCGTGGTATGTATACCTATCATGTTTTTTATTAATATTATTCTTGTTTGGTTTTACCTTACCAAGCAAACCTTTCTTATTATATGGAGGTGAAGTAACAATACAATCAATAGAGTTATCTTCTAATTGACTTAGACCTTCTAAACAATCCTTATTAATAATTTGATTCACTTAAAAAGCTCCTTATGTATGTGCCATAAAACATTATATCTGTTTGTTTGACTACTCTTTCCCTCTCGCTGAAAATGAAAATAACTTTTACCTTCTTTGTTTTTTAGGTGTATCGCGCCCTTTTTTACTACCCAATTACAGTTTTCAATTTTACTAATCACTTCATCATATTTTAGTTCATACTCTTTATTGTTTTTTGTATCTTTATAAACAATATGGGTTATACCAAAACCATTGTTAATAATATAGTCAATAACTTTTTTCTTATTATTTACCAAGAAATTAAAAAAACTATCGACAAAAACAGAATCTATTTCTGTAGTATGATATCTATCCTTGCCATTATTTTTTATTGACGGGTTACCACAAAACCTATGAACAAATTCAGATTCATAAGATTGTAGTCCCATTTTTTCAATAAACGATTTTTGAGTAGTAAGGTGAACCTGTGTGCTTGAACCACTAGCGTTTTTAATACTCTTATTGTTTATACCATCACTACCATCAATCTTTGTTTGACTACCACCAATTTGCTTTAGATTGTGCTTTTCACATATTTCTTTTTCCTTTAGACCTGAATTTTCTTCTCTTATTCTGCGGCCATCTTCTTTAGTAAGCGGCATACTATATATTTTCCTTTGTTAAAAGTTGTAATACTAATATAAGGAAAAATACAAGGCTTGTCAAGCACTTTTTAAAAAGACTCACCCGTATTGCAATCATAAAGCAACTTACCTGTTTTTGCACAGAAGATTTTGTTTTCTTGCTCATCTGTGCGATACTTGGCATTTTGACCTAATGTAAAGTATTTTGCCATTTCACTTATGTTGTTGTCAAAATCTTTACCCAACTTATCCAATGTGCCATAAAAGTATGTGCCTGGCTTTTGTTTTGTTTCTTTAGCTGGCCTTATAAGGTCTGATAAATCTGCTCCGCTCACTGCCATTTGTCTCCGTCTATATCTTTCGTGCGTCTTTGTTGCTTCGTCTTTTAGTTTCTCAGCTTCCATTTTTTCTAAGTATTCAGCAGACGGGCCGCTCTTGGGGAGCAGAGCGGCCGCCTGTTTTTCTTGTTTCGTCTTAGTATCTATTGTATTTAGTATTTGTCTTGACTTAGCCATTTTAACCTGCAGCGATAGCGGTAGATTCGGTAATTTCACAAGCTCCACCAGCACACGCTAACTCACCTGTCAAGTCAGTATTGTCCATCAACTCAACTACTTGTGATACATCAACCTCTTTTAGAGTTGACACTAGTTCGTTGAATTGTTTTTCATCAATGTCTTCAAAAGGTAATTGAGTATAGGTTGAATCAGCAGCAAAGTATGGTAGTACAGAAAGTCCATTGTAAAACTCTTTGTTATCCCACATCCACTTACCGACTGAATCCCATTCATCTTCTTTGACCGAAACAGTACAAGATACATTATGAGTATTGTTGCCAGCAACATGACCATTAGCAATCCATCGTTGATAAATGTCTTTCACTCTATCCAACAACTCTATTGATGTCTCATGTCGTAGAATACCACCTTCTTCTGCCTTCTGTGGAATAGAAATAACAGCTTGTGTTTCTGGTTTGAAGAAATCATCTTCTACTAATTCGGGGTGATTGAGCAGCAAGTATGTGTAAATAGCTTCATTCTTACCAACACGAATACGCCTAATATAATAATCGTTGTGCCAAGCATGGACACCACTTGAGGTTCCTAATACACAAGATGTTGTCCCACTAGGTTTAACCGTAGTTACTCTGGCAGCAGGGTTGACACCCAACTCATTAGCATAATACTTATTTGTATCAACAGCAAGTTTAGCAGCTTCTTCCAAGTCTAGTTTCTGTACCTTACCACTACCAATACCTGTCATACCCAAACCAAGTAGCGCATCTTTTTCTGTTGTCCTACGCCACACATCTCTTAGGTAATGAAAGTTTGTATAAGCGGCCTGTAGTGTGCCTATCAAGGCAGCAGCAGAAACTCTGTTATTCAACTCTTCTTGTGTTTCTACATCACTTACATTTATCTCACAAAGGTTACAGAACTGAAAAGGTCGTAGGGCAATCTCAGCACAAGGGTTAGTTCCCCAATCTTGGTCATTAGTAAAATAAATGCCTGGCTCTCCAGCACCACTGGCTTTTACTTTTTCCCAAATATCAAAGAAGTCACTTTCCTTTACTCTATGTCTTACAACAACAGCAGAGTTGTTTGCTCTTGCTCTTTGTGGCTCTGTTTCCCACCAATTACCAAACTTACATTGTAGCATCTCTTTATCATCAAGAGAGAATAAACTGATAGTGGCACTTCTACGAATACCACCAGACAATACGGCATCAGCAATCCAACAAACAATGTCATGTACTTCTAGTGTAGTAAGTTGGTCACCGTTTTGCTTTCTGTTAAAAATTCTACGAATGTTATGGACACAATCTCTGAGAGGCTCTGGTCCTGGCGCCTTGCCTCCACTTGTTACTAGTAGGGCACCTTTTGGTCTAATTCCACTAAAATCAAAATCGGGGTCAGGCTTTCCAAGAAAGTAAGCCTTCATCAACATCTTTATACAATCGGCCCAACCTTCAATACTATCACCGACTAAGTATCTCCGTTTCTTCGTAGGAATAGTAATAGATGGTAGTTTTTCTACATGGTGTTTTTGGACAGAATAACCGACACCTGTGCCACCCAACAAAAGAAACATTATTTCACTGAAGGCTCTATAGTCATCAACTGGCAAATAAGCACAATTATAGATTCTTGTAGGAGTCTGAGAGATAGCTGGACCAGCAAACTGCAAAGACCTCATAGACGGTAAGACCTGTTTATTATATACAAACTCATAAGCTTTTTCAATGTTTGACTTGAGTTTAGGAAAATTACTTATGTGCATTTCCTTATTGCGAGTGATAAGTTCTTCCCACGTTTCCCTTCTTTGTTTTTCTGGAAGATAACGAGCATACTTCATGTGCACTGTTATCTCAGATAGTATTTGTTGAGTTGTGTCCAATGTTAGTCTCCGTCTGTTGATTGTTGTATATTTTTAGCTGATTGATAACCATCCTTGAAAAAACCTGCACCAAACTTGATGCCAGGCGGTGTGTAGTTTCTTCTTACATTGTCCGACTTATTACACTTAGGACAATTTTGTTTCTTGTATCTGTCGTAGTCCTTGATAGAGATACTTACTTCAAATGTTTCTTCACACTTATCACAAACAAAATCGTAAGTAGGCATTATGTGCTTTTAGCTCCAATCTTTTCAACACGATGTATAAACTCTGTATTGCCATTGTCGTAGGCTAACAGCACCTCATACTCCACCTCTTCATTAGTGTGAAGTCTTTCTCTCTCTATCATTTGATTTGCCATCCTAATCACATCATCTCTCTTGGCTTTTGACCTTGATGTTGAATAAACATTTCTAATATTTATGTCTGCATTACCCCATCTATGAGTTCTAGTAATTGTAAACCTATCCATTTACTCCATCCTTGTGTGTCCTATAAAGAGAGCCTATCTTGTTTTCATTACCACCATTTAGAAGATTGGCTAACTTATCAGTTGTGGTAAAACCTGTTGGCAAATTATCATTTAGGTCAATAAAACTTCTATCTGGCTTCATCTCTATGTTGAAGTTGATACCAGCTTGTCCCATACGATTCTTACCAATGTGAAACTTACGTTGTGAAAATGTCCCAAAGAAATCAACTACATGGGCCTTGTTGATAGCCTCACCGACCTTATCAATGGTAATAACATCATCATTGAAACCTTCACGATTACTTTGTGTTGCTGTCCAAATAGGTTTCTTGATTTCCATAGACAGGGCTCTAAGGTCTTCAAAGATACTTTCTAACTCAAACCTCTTTTGCTCGTATCCTCTACGTGACTTCATCAAATCACCATAGTCAATGATGATAAGGTCTGGCTCAATGTCATTAGAAATCAAACGACCAATATGAAACTTGATTGTGTTGATTGTAGCAACTTTTGGTGGATACTCTTTGATAAACAACTTACCACCAGTGAATCGTTGCATAAGGTTTTGGGCCTCTGTTTGTCTTGTTATCAACTCCTTAGTTGGAATACCAGTAATACGACTATCATAACGATTACCTACGTGTGACTCAGAAAGCTCAAAAGTGTAGTGGACAACATTCTTACCTGCAGCCAAAGCACCATAACCAAAGTTGACCAACATAAAACTCTTACCGCCGCCAGTTGGAGCCATAACAACACCCAGCTCACCAGCAGCTAATCCACCATCTAAGATACTTTCTTGGTCTAACAATGGAAAACCAGTAGGTATAGTTTGTCTTGTGTGAATTTGTCTACGTGATTCAAAGCTATCAAAAAAGTCTTGACCCAAGTCTTGCTCGGTGTTTATCTTCAAGCTATTCTCAATGGTGCTTTGTATTTCTTCATAACGACCTTCCTTGAGAAGGTCAACAGACTTTAGGATAGCCTGTTTCATACTCATGTTTTTACAAAACTCTATTGACTTGTCCTTAGCGTATTCTATCTCTTGACGATTGACTCTCGTCTGAATGTCAAGCAATACTTCAATAGTGTCTTCCTTCAATGCTCCATCAGGCATTGTTGATATTTCCACCTTTACTGTTTCGTATGATGGTGGAGTATTATACTTGTTGAATAACTTTCTTATCTCTGTCCAAAGTGTTTTGTGAGCGTCACTGGTGAAGTATTCATCTTTCAATGTTTCAAATGACTTCTCAAAGAAAACACGGTCAGTGATAAGACCTTGCAATACACAGTTTTGAAAACCAATTCCAAAAGACTCAAATGTATCAGTATTATTAGACACCTAAATATCTCCTTAGTTTTTCAAGATGGAAAACGATGCGACCCAATTATCTAAGTTTGACGGACTCACATTTTCGTTTAGTAGGTTAATACGAAACTTGTAAGAATTAAACTTAGGCGCATCTTTATCGTAAGTTTTATTTATAGTATCAATAGCGGCAAGAGAAATGTCTAGCTCTTGTAATTGTACAATACTATAATTCAGTTTAATCAACTCTTCATTCTCAACATACTTTTGATACTTCTTTTCACTACGACCTTTTGCCCAATCTATAAAGTCACCTGCATCATAACTTTTTTCATTATCCCACAGGAGATGTATTTGATTACGAGCTGTTTTCTCACCGATACCTTTTACACCTTGTATGTTATCACTCTTGTCGCCAACAACAGCCTTGAGTAAGGCATAGTTTGGTGGGTGAATGTTTTCTTTTTGATGCATCCACTCCAAGTCAATAAACTCACCTTGTTTGTTGGTCTTTGTTTTTACTGGTCTGAATACACTAGTATTCTCATCTACTAGTTGTAGATAGTCTCTATCAGTGCTGACAATGACCTTCTTACGGTCTTTGATAGTATTCTTACACATATAGGCAATAACATCATCAGCTTCCAAATACTTTACAGCTACTTGTTTCAAAGGTAAAAACTCCATAGCCTCTTTCAACGCTTCAAGTTGACGAGCGAAGGCTTCCTTCTCACTCTCATCTGAGGTCTCAAACCCCCTTCTCATCCCCACCATCTTACGACCTCGTTTGTAATCCTCTAACTTCTTTCTTCGTTTCTGAGAGGAGCCAGCACCCTCCCAAGCGATTATACACTCACTTGGTGAAAACTTGTTGATATAACTTTGAAGTGCATTTAGACTTCCATAAAAACCACCTACGTGCTCTCCATTATCATTGGTCAATGGTATTGATGAAAAACAACGGCAATAAAGATTGAGTAAATCAATCAACAATACAGGCTTATCGGACACTTGTTGCTCCTTATAATAGGGTAAAGTTAAAACCTTTAGATGTAGTGTAGTAACACTTTTTAACACCATAGTCTTTCATTATCTTATAACAAGACTTGCATGGGTGTGCAGGTTTGAGTAAACCGTTTTTATCTTCTCGGTAAACATACATTGTTGACCCTTGCAGATTGTCTTCGTATCGGTAGGGGTTTACCTTTAGAAGAACATCTAACTCAGCATGGATACTGTGTGCAAAAAAGTCATAATGTTTTCTAAGCATAGGGTGACTTTTATCTTTATTACACCCTACAAAAATCTTACCATTTTTTAGAATCAAAACTGTGCCAAACCTAGTGTGATGCATACTTTTCAAACATTCATTACGAGCAATACGGAACCATTTATTACTCGTAACTTCCTGCACTGCACTATTCATTTTAACCTTTTGGTAGAATAAATATAGACTAGAAAATTTTAGAAAAATGACTATCAATCAAAAAAATTTAGATTCATCTTTAGGATTCTTTTTTGAAGATATTTTTGATGGTTACTATGAAGAACCAGAAGATTGTCCATTGCCACCAAACAATGGTTGGTAATCCAAGAGGCGCGATGCCGACATTCCATAGATAAGCAAATATCCATGAAATGCCAGCAATCAAACAACCAAAACCTACAAGAATTGATAGACATAGAGTAAGAATAATCAATTCCACACCATTAGAAGTTTTTTCTTCTTCTTCGTTTACATTCTGTCTATCTTCTGGTGTAAGTTTTGCGACCATTATAGTTCTTCTTCTCCCTGCAATTCTTCAGTGGTTATTTCTTCTTCTCTCTTATCGGGGTCTTGTTCTATGATAAGAGCAGACCTTACAAGAGCCTTACAATAGGTGTGGGCCTCTTTGTTTTCTGTTTTACGTATCCAATCAACAAACTTACGATTCTGAAACTCGTATACTTCTCCCGTATCCTTATTGGTAATAGATGATTTTTGAGCACTAATCTTTTCAGCATGACCAGACTTCAGAAGTATGTCTAACCAACTCTCTTCATCTATCAAACCTTTTGTGAAATACATCTTCAACTCGGCTTCACGATGAGGTGGGCCCATTCTATTCTTGATAAGTTTTGGTTTGATACCGACACCAATAACATCCTTACCAGCTTTTACCTTACCGCCGCTGTATAGTTTCATACGAACAGAAGAAAAGAAAGGAATGGCCTTACCGCCTGGCGTTACCGTATCATCACCAAAGAATACACCAATCTTTTGTCTCACTTGATTTAGAAACACAAGAGCAACTCTTTGTTGACCAACAAAACGTATGAGTTTTCTAAGACCTTGACCAATCATACGAGCTTGCATACCAATGGTAGCTTCACCGTAATCATTTTGTATTTCTGCATCTGTGGAAGTGCCAGCCACACTATCCCACACAATACAACACAGTTTGTCTTTATCGTTTTCCCTAATCTTACGGACTATTTCTTCAATAGCGGAAAATACTTTTTCTACCGACTCAACTTGAATGTATACAAGGGAGCCTTCTGGATAAAACTTCAAACCAAGCAAGTTTAGGAAGTCTTCATTACAAGCATTCTCTGTATCAATCAATACAGGAATACCACCTTTGTCTTGACAATCTTTTAGAATCATGTATGACAATAGGGATTTACCAGTGGCCGCCTCACCACATATTTCGGTGAGGCGACCAACGGGAATGCCCCCATCGGCATTTTCATCATTAGAGATGATTGTGTCTAATACTGTAGAGCCTGTTGATAACCACTCCTTTACTTCTGGTGGACTATCACCCTTACCAAGAATATAGGCTACATCACCGAGCTTCTTGTTAAGACTATCTACAAGTATATCGTTTAGTACCGAATCTTCTTCTACAGAAGACTTGGTTGCTTTTATTTTCTTTCTGGCCATTACTTAAAGTCTATGGCCTTGTCACCAAGAAGATTGTCAAGAGCATCATCAATCTTCTTACTAACCTTATCATCACCACCAGTATCCTTCTTCTCGTCATTGGAAGTGAAATCACGAGCAGCACCTGCTGATGAATCTGAATCATCAGCGTTGGGGTTGATGTGTTTGTCAAGAGCAATCTTCATCTCTTCAACTGGGCTATACTCAAAGAGTGTCTCAACCTCAGTAACACTATCAATGATGGTCTCAATCTCAGCCTTTGTGCCAGCCAAAGGAGTGGGCTTGAGAGCAGTAGTAATGGTAGTAGGCATCAACCAACCATTGAAGCCTGGCTCAACGGTAACCATCAAGTCCAAACCTTCAGTAGCATCAGTGATGTCAACATTCTGACGCAAACCACTACGGACATGGTTTAGCACTTCCTTGTAGGTAGTGCGGGGTGAAATACTCCACCAACGTATACCCTTGTCTTCTTGACCACGCACAACAATAGGCACATAGACCCGAAGTGTGGGAGCCATTGTCTTAAACATCTCCTTATAAGACTCATCGTTAGTCTTAGTATACTCATTCCAACAAGTAGTGGCGAAATCACAAATAGGGTCAGGCTCACCCTTCATCTTATTGGGACACAAGAAAGTGCGACCACCAATCTTAAAGTGAAACCACAACTCACGAAATGGCATATCCAAGTCGTGCTTGTATGGAGCGATACGAATCTGATGCTCTCCCTCATCCAACTTAACAAGAGCGTCATTCTGTTGATTGCCACCACCCTTGTTATCCAACCTATCAAGAGCGGAATTGATTTTATCTAAACTAATCGGCATAAGTTTTCTATCTCCTTGCCATAATGAAACTGCATGATGGGGTTTGTTGTAAGTATTCTAATAACTTACTCACATAATATAAACAACTATCTTAGTTTTGTCAAGCACTTTTTTCGTCAAAGCACTCACAAGATTCACCACATGATTTAAATGGTTTATTTCTAAATGTTGATAATAATATAAGTAATAGTATGGGGGTTGTCAAGCATAAAATACATGCTAAAACAATTTTTATTTCAGCACCAACCAATGTAACACTCTCCTTCCTCATTTGCTCTTTTTGATGAGCAAACAAGGAAAAAGGCAAAAAATGGAATGAGCAAAATAATAAGGGGAATAAATAGTAGCTTATTTTTGGAAGAAGGTTTCTTCCCAAATTTCAGAAGTTTTAGGATAGATTTGATGTAATACATGTTTGACTGCCTTGGCATATTTTCTGATCTCCCACTGAGAGTCTGGCTTATCTCGTAGCTCTACAAAATTCATAAGGGCTTGAAATGATGCTGTCCAGATAACTTCTGTATACTGAGACAACGGCAACATTATTCTTGCTTGTTCTTTTGCGACACCGAGCTTTAACAACTCTTCATAGTTGTGTTTGATTAGCTTTATCGCATTCTCGTATCTTTCGTGGGCTTCTTCTTGAAGTGGGATTTCACCCACGCTCGCCTGCTTTGAGTCTGGCGATTGTTGGCGCCAGATTTCGGGAAGATAAAATTCCTCAACTGGCACATAACGGCCACTAATTTCATTCCAAGCATGGTCTTTTGTCGAATGTGATGATGAAGTTTCTATTCCAACTACGTGTTTATACGCCTGTCTCATAACAAACTCAGGCGCCTTTATGTGTAGTTGGACTATGAGATGTCTAAACGGGGAAAAGTGTTTATGTTTAGCGAGGTATCTAACAAGTTTTTCATCTGATGTTTCATATGTTTCTTTTCTCTTTCCAAAGGATACACGAGCAGAATTTACTACTGTTAAGTCTGTACCACAGAAATCTAACAACTCTACGAAACCCTTGTCTAGAACCTTTGGTTTGATAGCAAACTTACCTTCCATCGTATAAATCTTCCTCTAATTCATCAAAGTTAGGGTCATTATAGTCAATGTTTTTTATTGCTGTCTTAGTATTACTTCTTCGTGTTTTACGTTGATTCTTCTTTACTCCACGATTGGGCTTAACTACTTCACTCGCATCTTTTCTGCGATTTGTCCGAGCCATTTCTTTCCTTTCTAAAATTTGGTCATACCTAATATTTGGTTTATGGGTGCAAACAATCCTGTCAACTTATAAGTGTTTCCCTTATAGTCAAAAACGATTCCCTCACTAGGAACAATTTTATTAAAACCGCCAGCCTTCTTAAATCTCTGTATTTGTCTTTTTAGCTGTTTGAGTTTGGTGATATCACCCCCTTTACGTAAATCAGAAATAGTATTTCCTAAATCTTTCTTCATGTCTCTTACACCCTTTGCGGGTGATACAGCGATAAAATTTTTGGCGTTTTCTAAAACCTCAGCTCCTAGTGAGAGAAATACATCTTCAAAAGGTGCAACATTTTTCTGAAACAATCCTTTTGAATCAACCTTGTCAAGTTTACTTGCAAAGTTATAAATCTTCTCATCTTTTAGGTTAGCCTTACTCAGAGCAAAACTCTTATCACCTTCAGCAAATCTTTTCACTAGTTTTACTTTCAACTCTCTACTTAGCTTCACTCTACTCTTACGTGCTTCTCTTTCAACCATTTGTAGCCAAAATTTTCTATGGTATTGTAATAAGTTATCGTTATTTCCTAAACCATATTTTTTCTGTAGTGCAGAAATTCTTTTGATGTATTTGTCTGCATTCTTTGAGAAATCTTTTGACTTTGGTAATTCAACTGCTTGGGGCCCTCTAATCTCAAACGTGTCTTGTTTGTTTTGATTAATTTGTTTTATCATACCGGCAAGCTCTTTACCTTCCTTAGATGAAGAACCAATCTTACTACCATTAGCATCAAACTCGTTGACACCATGAAACTGTAGTAAGTCCATATTATAAGGTATTACATTTCTTGTTGGTTGATAAATTATTTCTATGTTCATCCATTTATGACCGTTGTCAAATATACGACTTCTTTGTTTCTCTGTCAAGGAAGAAATCGCTTTTTCTAAATCAACCATAGATGAAACAAACGCTTTTTCTAATTCACCTCTACCAGCAAACATCTTCTTCATACCTGCAAGAGTCAAGCCATTCTCACCAAAGTTCTTACTCTGTGTCTTATTTCTTGCAGCAACTAGTTGACCATTATGCCATGTTATGTTGATGTTTTGGCCATCCGTTTTTTCAGACACTTTTTCTATTTCCATACTACCCGTAAGAAGCGCTCTTATCATCTTTTTCATCTCACCGAAGGTCATATCAATATTTTCCCACGGATGAGCCATATGTCCCGAAGCGCCACCTTCTCGTAATACATGTCTAAGTTTCATTTATTTTCTCTATGCCTGTATGTCTAAATTATCACCAATATTATTTTGGTGCTTTAGTTTTTTTGGTTTTCTCTTACCAAGACAAGAAGTGCATACACCATACCTAGCTAGGTTTTTTACTGTGTTTCCACATTCAGTGCATCTTGTCTTTTGTTTGGGTGGTATATACTCAACGTAATAGTTTGTATTTTTTACTGGCTTTATAAGCATTCTATGTTAGTTTGTTATATAACATCTTCTCTATAGATGGATTGTTGAATCCTGTAATCTGTTTGAAGATGTCTTTTCTTTCCTTTGGTGATAGGTCTTTATTACCAAGAGCTTGACGTATGGCAGTGCCTGACATTTCTTGACCATTTACCTTCAGAGATACATGGGGGACGATGTAGATGTATCCACGCTCCTTGTATGGTAAGAGGTCAACACCCTTCTTATACTTATCAAAATACTTTCCAGATACTAGTCTGTCACCGTCTTTAGCACCAACGGCCCATAACACAGCAGTATCGTCTGGCAACTTAGAAGTAATCTCATCTGACCTGTAAGGATTCTTTACTTTGACAATTTGTTTTGGGGGGACACCATAAGCACTAATGACCTTCTTTTTCTCGTTGAAGTTTAATGGACTCTTGGCCTCAGTTTTATCACTGGTAGCAACAAAGACGTTAGCTTTACCAAACTTGCTCACTAAATGTTTGTATGCTTGGAAGTGATGACTACCCATTGGCTGAAATCTGCCGGGATAAATAACAACAACTCGTTGTCCTTTTATTGCTTCTTTTAGTTTCATTTCATTTTTCTCAAGCTAGTTTTTATGAATGTGCTATGTTATAAATATCTTTCACACAAGGATAAAAACTCATTTGACCTACAAGAAGTTGTATGATATTCCAATGCATGGTCGTACCCTTTTCTTGCAATCTCTTCGGCTTTATCTGGATTACCGACATAGTAACAAGCCTTTTCTATCAACTCGTCTGTATCAGAGTATGAGATGAAGTGTATACCATCCTCAAAAGTATTATTCCACCTGTAAGGTTCTATGTTTTGATACATAACAAGACACCCGTTAGCAATACTTTCCCAAAACCTACCTGTTTGTCTTGCCCCGAAAGCACCATAAGCATCAACACTTATTCTTGACCCAAGTAATTTTCCAAAGTATCCACTAAAATGTCTATCCCCTGTATCAACACTAGTAAGTGCAGTGCCCTCTCTATACTCACCAACAAACACAGTATCGTCTTTATCAAACGTATCTTTGAGTGATTGTATAATGTCAAAACGCCAAGGTCTTTTTTCACAAGCTGACATTATGCAAACAAGGTCATCTATTTTATTTGACCAAATCTCTTGATGGGCTTTATTTGTGTGAGCAAAGTATCTATCCTCTATACCGAAAAGAAAAGGGTGCACGTTATTTTCTGTTGTGCCTAAATACTCTCTCTTCAAATACAGTTTATAATCAGAAGGTTGGGCTTCGTATTCTTTATTATCAGACCCATCTAAGAATACATCAACCCTTACAGAATTTACTAATGGTAATAGTATTTCTTTATATTTTTCTTCTAAGGCGGAATGTGCTAAAACAACTACATCACACTTTTCAGCAACCTTGATGGCAGTATCTATGTTGAATAGTTGATTTTTCACATAGTTGTGGCTAGTGTTGGAAAAAACCTTTATACCACTTTTTTGAAGCCCTTCCACTAGTGTAGCTACACAATGACAATAGTGGAAAGGACTTATAATAAAAACACTTTTCATCTATTAGCTTTTCTACTCTCTCTGGCCATCTTTAGACGAGTCTTTCTTGTCTTTCTCCAACGTCTTGTGTATGGAAACTTGGTCTTTGGACGAGGTGAATCACCTAATACTTTTTCACCTTGTTCTCTTTCTTTGCCTTCTTGTTCATCAAAGGCATCCATCAATTGTCTTTCTAAACTACCGATACTATTCATTTATTTTCCTATCTATTTAATCAGACCACTTACCGTGATTTATAAGATGCCAACACCTGTGTTTAACAACTTCACAAAGAAGAGAAATTATAGTTGGCGCTTCGTAGTAACCTTCTTTTACTATTAGTTTCATTATTATTTTCTTCCTTCCATTATCATTTGATAAAGACGTTCGTAAACTGCTCTATTATCAGCTCTCCAATAGTTTATCTCTTCAGAAATTCTACTGAATGTTTTTAGTTGTCTTTCATAGTATCCGACTTTATGTGTGTCTTTTTCTGTGTATTCACTACCATCAACATCCTCTAGTGTAAATAAGTCACAAACTAGACTATCAAAAACACATTCACTACCACGGTTTTTAGCTGTCGAAAAAGCTTTCTCTATAACCATTGGCACAAATACTTTACTACCTACACAAACAAACAACCCTCTTTTAGCTTCAGAGATTGTCTTTGTTAGTCTAACAAAATCTTCATAAGATGCTGTGGCCCAAGCAGCAGGATCAAAGTTTCCATACATTTGATAGATGTCGTGTCCTATGCCAATAGATACAATAGGTTGTACTTGGTTTTGATGAGCCTGCCAAAATACTGACTTATCTCTATGTTTACCTTGCCAACCAATGAAACCAGAAATCATCCTACCTAACGAATCAGACCTTGTATTACTAACAAAATTGTTTAGGTCTCCACAACTTCTTCTATTCCAACCAAACTCACCCTCTTTGATTGTAGCACCAACATCTTCACTGGTATCGTCATACAAGGCAATTTCTGTATCATGTAAGATAGATGCTCCGTTAGTTACAAAAGCATCTATCTTGCCAGTCTCAAAAAGTGGCTTTAGTTGTTTGATACACCTATTCTTTATTGTGTGTGCCCCAAAACCGAGTATTATTGTATCGTAGTCATTTATGTTTTCTAACATTTATCACCTTTTATAAAAATGTTATGATACCAATATAAGGAACTAGTCAAGGCCTGTCAAGCACTATTTTACGAAATAATTCTACTTTCGGCTTTTTTCAGAATGGCATCATAAACTTCTTCTGGCAGTTGGAATGTCCGACAATTAGGGCAGACATAGATAGCAATACCGCCAAGATTCATAGGTAAGACCTTGCTCTTTGGAGCGTTTTCTTTTTCCATCGCCTCTGTAATGGTATGTTTACAGGCATCACACTTCCACAAATTCTCATTAGAAACATTAGCCTTATCCATAGGGAAGTCTGTAACATTATTGCTCATTTTTAGTATCCTTTGGTGTAGGATTTTTTATACTCTTTATTTCTTCATCAAGTATAAGGTTGTAAATTTTCTTTAGTGCATCAGATGAGATTTTATCCGAAACTGTTATTAGGATAACCTCTGCCTCTTTATTGTGTAAAACTTGTTGTAACAACCTTGCCATCTTTTATTCTCCTATTCTACAACTAGCTCTTCTACGATAGCGTGAAGTGCAATCTCTGATGTTAATTCAACTACACCGTAATTGTGACTATCTATTTTTATAAACTTATCTCTATCACTTGTCAACACAGCTTCACCATCAAATCCAAATATAGACAATGTATTACATTCTAATTCACCAGCAAACTCTAAAGCCTTTATTATGTTTGGCGATTTACCAGATGATGAAACCGCGATGACATAATCTGACCTTCTTATCTTTTGCATTTTTAGCCAATGAGCCAGCGCATCTTCTTGACTATAGTCATTAGTTAGAGCAGTAAGTAAACTATTATTACTAAGTGTATGAGCCCTTATACGACATCTTTTATAGAGGTCTGTTGCAATATGCTCGGCAATAGCATGACTACCACCATTACCTATCAGATAGACATTAGCAACCTGTTTAGACCACAATGCTTGTTTATTATATTGATAATCTTGTTGCAATCTATTCTTGACAAAATCTAAAACTTCATTGTCAAGCTCTGATACACACCTTATAACTTCTTCTTTATAATCTGTTATTGTCATTGTTTTCAATTTAGGTCTCCACATTTAGTAAAACTCTACTACCATAACAATCAATTTTAAAATCCATAGCTCTGTAATTACCTAATTCACTAACCATCTTTTCCATCAGTTGTTGTTTTGCTCTATCAACATAAAACATCATAAAACCACCACCACCTGCACCTATTATCTTTCCGCCAGTAGCACCTGCATCTCTGGCGGTTTCATACATCTTTACCAACTCTTTGTTTACAATCTTATCACTAAACTTTAGTTTTAAGTCCCAATTCATTCTCAGTGCATGACCTATGTATTGATACTCTTTATTATGAAGATGCTCAACGAGCCACTTTGATAGTCTAACATTTTCCTTCATGGCCTTTATACTATCATCTTTACTCATCAAGTTTTTATTTTGGTCTTCTAAAACTGTTGAGCTTTCTCTTGTTATACCAGTATAAAACAACAATAGGTTTTGAGAGATAAGGTTTAGTTGGTCTTGTTTCTTTATTAGTGGCTTAACTTCTACCCTATGGCTTTCTTTTCCAGAAAAGGTTATTTCATTGAGGCCGCCAAAAGCAGCAGCATACTGGTCTTGATAACCTATAGGTTTACCACATAAAACCATTTCTATGTGTGATGCCTGTTGTGCTAAGTTTTCTTTACTGACATAATTACCTTCAAGTGTATGAATGGCATTTAGCAAACCAACAAGAAAACTTCCACTACTACCAAGACCACTACCCTTTGTTGGTATGTCTGCCCAGTTGATAATCTCTAAACCATAGTCAACACCAAGATAGATAAGTGTCTCTCTGATAAAGTCGTGTTGTATTTCAAAGATTGTGTTTGTGTCTACAACTTCATTTTCAGAATACTTTAGATAGATTTTATTATCTGGTCGTTTCTTCACCAAAACATAGACATACTTATCTATCGTTGCATTTATACAATGACCGCCGTTATCCTCAAAGAATGATGGCATATCAGAGCCACCACCAGCGAATGTTATTCTCAGTGGTGTCTTTGTTATAATCATAGTTGCCTTATTAAATTCTGTATGTTATCAATAGTATCGGTCATCTTTTTTATTTTATTCTCTAAATACTCAATATGTTTAATGGCATCTTGAAGATTGCAATACATTATCATAGGGTCGTTGCTATCAACATCGTATGCACTCCAACCGTCATTTGATTCTACCTTGATACCAGAAACATCATCATAGTTTTTTATCTCTCGTCTATAGATGGTCTTGCCATTATCGGGGCTTTCATAGATATACTTCTTACCATCATTTGCAACCTTAAGACTATCTATTCTTTCTCTACCTTGTCTATCAACACTAACCGTCATTTGATTCTCTCCTATTTTTTATAATGTATACATAATATAGGTATTGGAATCTATTTTGTCAAGCATTATTTTTTACCCTTAGTTGCCATAAACTTTCTACTGTCCTATCAATACCTTCTTCAATTGACAACTTAGGCTCCCAACCCCAATCTTCTTTTGCTTTTGAGATGTCTGCTTGAGTAATCTCAGCTTCATTTGGTTGTTCTGGTTTATACAAAATTCCAGAAGGTGTGCCATCATATCTTTTCATACAAGCATTATAAACCAATCTTCTTATTTCTAAGATTTCATAGTTTTTACCACAACCTGCA